CCAATATCTAGCACTAGTACGTGGACCTGGGTTGGCACAGTTATGTCTTGCTCTGAAGCTTTTACGACGCTTGGGGTTTGACTTTTTGATCTTCATATTAGGATCACCAAAGTTAACTTTAACTACATTACCTTTTGCGTTCTTAACATAAACTTTTGACTTTTTAACGTCGCCCTTCATTGGCTTACCTAGCGGTACGTTACGACCTTGATATTCTGCTTCGTCAATATCTCTATCATTACTGCCATGTATAGGACTAATTGAATCTCTAGCAGTGGGCATATTTGAATCCTCATTTAGATATCCAACATGCATCAATATTTGTAACATGGTGTCATCTGCTTCAATTACAATACCATCATCTAGTACATCAATAACTGTAGTTTCTAATACAATTTCTTCTCTAGCAATTTCTAATTCAAATACGTCACCAAGACTCGGAGAGTCTTCGTTTAGTTCTGTTTCCATTAGGTAGTCTTTAAAAGATTTCATTATTTTCCCTTAGGTGGCATCATGTTTCGCTTGTCGCCTGGCGGATATTGACTGTCAGGAGGCGGCATTGTTGCGCCTTTTGGGGGTGTAACCATCTTGCCAGTCTTTTCATCACGGTATGGCTGTTCGGCTTTTAGCACATCAGTCATTTCTTCGCGGAACAATATGCTATCTAGTAGATCTTGTAGTTCTTCATCCAAGGATATGTCTTCGCCTACCAATGGGTTATCACCTGTAAAACCGGCCACTGGATGCTGTGCTTTTTCACGATTTAAATCGTCGCCTTGATGAATGATGCTATCTATGGTTTGGTATTCTTGTTCCGGACTGTTGGCGTACTCTTCGTCCATCATTTCTTCTTCATGCATATCGTCATGTGGTGCAGAGCTAACCATAATAACTTCTGGCTCTGTCATCGCCATGCTGTTATCATTGTCATGTGGTCTCATGCCAGCCATCTTTAGCATTTGCAATAGTGCATCAGCACGATCGCCTTGTGCGCTGATGTTTACACTCTTGGTACCGTCACTGCTCATGTTAGTGCTGACATTCATGGAATCTTTTTGCTCCATATCCATGTCACCACATTCAACTACTTGGCTTTCGCTTAGTCCGGCTAAACGTGCTAGTTCTGTTAGTTCGTGATCGGCACCAGGCATGTTCAGCATGTCTGCTTGTCTACCGTAACCATGCATTTGCATTTCGTCAGCAAATCTATCACTGATCCATTGATAAGGATCGCCGTCACGGGCTTTAGCAACACCATATGGCATTTCGCCATTGTCTGAATAGTAGTCATACAGTGCATCGTATAGATCGCTGTCTAAATCATTTCCGGCCAAGAAGTTCTTGGTTTCATGTTTGAACTTTTTAACAATATGCTCAAGTGTACTACCAGCTTCTAACATAATGCTTTCACTCATTTTAGGTTTGTTCATTGGTCGGCCACTTAGACGCATTAATTCACTTAGCTCGTTATCTTCTTCCAACTCCTCTTCCATTGTAGCAGGTGGGTTACTTGCCCCAAATGTACTCTTGACTTTATTTCCTATTGCACTAGCAAAATCTCCAAAACTGTCATAACTTTTTGTTGCTTGATTTTGTTGCCCATATGGGGTTCTTTTTGCAATTACATCATCGGAATCTCTGGAGATATTAGTTTCTTGACCAAATCCGCCTGTTACTGCAGGGCCACCTTGTGTAGGTGGATTAACTGATGCAGGATTTGCTGCGGTTGGTCCACCGGTGGTTGTAATAGGCAGTGAGCTTTTTGTTGCTGGTGCTGCTTGCCCTGATGTTGTACCTGCATCTTGATTGAATGCTACTCCACCTGGTCGCTGTCCTGGTGATGCTGGTGCTGCTTGCCCTGATGTTGTACCTGCATCTTGATTGAATGCTACTCCACCTGGTCGCTGTCCTGGTGATGCTGGTGCTGCTTGCCCTGATGTTGTACCTGCATCTTGATTGAATGCTACTCCACCTGGTCGCTGTCCTGCTACTGGTTCTGCTGCATCTGGCGTTTTTTGAGCTTGTGACTGTGCGTTATATCCACTGCTTGTTTGGTTACCAGCGGCTGTTTGATCACTTTGCGGTGCAGCGGCTCCACTGCCAGTTTGTTTGGCGATTTTATCCATGGTGTCACCTTTTTGCACAGTGTAACTGCCGCCACCAGGTAAAGTTAATTTCTGACCAGCTTGGATCTTATTGACATCTTTGACGCCACTAGCTTGAGCAATGGCCTGTGCGCTAGTGCTGCCTCTATAAGGAGCAGCCGGCGTATTAACTACTGGCTTTCCTGCTGTCACTGGCTTTCCTGATGATAGATTAGGCGCAACTTTAACATCAGCGTCTGATGCCATTTTGGGTACACGATTAGACGTTGTTGCTGTTGGTACACCAGCATAACCACCTACACCGGGTGCTTCAAATAATTTTAAAAGTTTTCTCATTGTCATTTTATTTTCTCTTCTTTCCTGCCAACCACAAGATATCCTGCAACTCAGGGTCTGGTGTAGTATTTATTGATTCAAATTGAACTGGCTTAACTGCTTCCTTGCTGCTAGTAGCTGGACTACTTTGTTTCTGTTTAATTACTTTTGCTATTTCATCATCAGCATCATCAGACTTGCTATCTATAGGTGCATAGTTTTTCTGTAAAATTTTATCTGGATCAATTTTATCAACGGTGTGTGTTACTCCAGGCAGTTGTGGATTGGCTGATTTAAAATTAACTGGCTCAACTTTTTGTGATGCAATAGGTTCAAACTTAAAAGGAGTTGGCTCAGCTGGTTTTTCCTTAGTAGTATCTTTTACAGGTGCTGTCTTGTCTGTTGAAGATGCAGGCGCTGCAGATGTCTTTGTCGGCTTGTCAGGTGTTACAGGTGCTACAGGTGCAGATGTCTTTGTCGGCTTGTCAGGTGTTACAGGCGCAGCTTGAGTTGGTGCTGCAGCTGGCTTGGTTGGATCAGGTTTAACATCTGATTTGTTATTTGTGGCAGTTGCTTTTTCTGATCCAAATTTATTTTTAAACCAATCCGCCATTGCATCGCCTTTGGTACGTCCTGGCATTTCACCGGCTTCTGCACTTTTTGCGCCGACTAATGCTCCTAGTGCTGCTGTTCCGGCTGCTGCAAGTTTTCCTTTTTTAGCTGATGCCACTTGACGATCTTGCATCAGGTTACTTAGATTTGAATATGTTGATCTAACTGTATCGGTTGGACTTAGATTAGGATTCTGAGTATAAACAGGATTCTTGATTATTCTAACTTCTCCGGTACGCTTATCTTTTTTACGTACATACTCGGGAATAACTGAAGATAATGTTGCATCAGGACCGCGCTGTAATATTTGTGTGGCTTTCTCTGGTCCAAAGAAATGACTCATGTATAACGAACCACTTGTAACAGGTACCTTAGATGATCTTAATTTATTAATATAGTCTTGAGTTGCAATAGCTAATGTTTGTTTTTGCAAATTGGTATCAGCTTTAAACTCTTCCCAAGTTTTACCGTATATAGGAGAATCTGGTCGTGCTTGTTGTACCATGCCTTTAAATGTGCTTGGCATAAATTGTGCTATACCAAAAGCAGAACTACCCGATTTATTCTGTATATTCTTTCCGCCGCTTTCTCTGCTTACTACATTTCTTAGAAATTGTTTAACTGCTTCAGAATCGTCTTCAGTTAATCGCAATGATTCATTGGTTTTGCCATCACTGGGCCAATACTTGCTGCCTCTGGCTTTTAATCTATCAGCTGCTGATTGTTCCGGAGATATTTCGTCTGCTGCAGATGCTGGTGCTGCTGCAGGTGCATCTGGCGCAGCAGGAGCACGATTGCTAGGGCTATTATTTCCACTACCACTGTTACCACTACTACGTGAACCATCGTTAATCCACGACGTATCAACGTCAGGAGTGTTAGAACCTGTGTTAGAACCTGAACTAGGAGTAGCAGTTGGACTATCAGTTGCTGTATCACCAGATCCCGTATTGCTAGCAGGTGGGTCCATGAATGCTCGCATTGGTCCTTTAACAAGTCCACCTAGACTAGGTGTCCATTCTTGATCTGCGGGAGTAGTTACATAATCTGTTGCTGCGGCTGCTCCGCCGACTGTTAATGCAGTGGCGGTTTTTGGGTTACGCGATACCCATCCAGGAATATTATCAAGCTCTTTTTGTTTAATTTTGGTATCAATTCTGGCTTGTTTAACCGCTTCTATTCCTTTAGGATCAGTAGTACCGTATCGAAAGTCTTTGTATCTGTCTACTAGTCCAGGCTTTTTTGCTGCGGCCGCAGCCGGAGCATTAACTACAGGTGCGTCTACTTTAGATGCGGGCGCATCAGCTGGCTTATTTAAATCTAATTCTTTTCCGGATCTAGAGCCGGTTCTTGGTGTAATTTGAACATCTGCCACTGGTGCTGCTTGAGGTTCTGCTTTTCTTTGTACTGCAGGTCTATCTAATTTAGAATAATCTTTAGCTGCAGGAATGTCAACATCTCGTTTAACAATGTCTGCTGCTGTTTTTTCGCCTTTGCCAAATACTTTTTTAGCAAGTTTACCAAGTTTGCCAAACGGTCCGGCTGCTGCGGTCACTCCGGCCAATGCCATGCCAGGAATATTTTTCTCTCTTGCTGCTTGTGTAAAATCTTCAATGCCGGGGTCAGGATTCATCAATGATCCGATGATTTCTCCGGCCGGTGATCTCACTGCCGGAATGTCAACTGCTGCCCTTTGTTTTGGAACAGGCAGAACAGTTGGTCCTCTACCTGGGCGAGGCGACTGATCTGCCTCATTGGTAATATCACTGATCTTCATTATGCAAATCTATCTTTTTTAGGACGACCACGACCTTTTGGTGTTGAGTCAACATCGGCACCTTTGTCTACTGCATCATAATCACGTTCGTGTTTAGTACCAGTTTTAGTGATTGTTTTTTTACCGTGTGCAGTTTTACCTTCTCGATCATCCATGCGCTTTTTAGCGTCGGCTACTGTAGGAAAGCCTTCTTTGACCGCATATTCTTTGCCGCCTACTTTAAATTCATCTGCACCACTGGCTTTAGCTTTGGCCATTGCACCACTAAAGGCATTACCTTCTTTTTTCTTGTCTTTTCCAGCACGTAATGCCTTGAGATCATTGGCATCAATTTTATCAGGTGGCGGACTCATTTTGGCAATTTTCTTTTGCCCTGGTGACAACATATCTTCATTGGCTTCACTTTCTTGCATTTTCTTAAAGCCCATGTACTTTTCATTTAGTTGTCGTTCAACTTGTGCAACTGCTTCAGCAACAGCACCTTTGCTTTTTTCTTTAGCAGCCTTTTTCATTGGCTCTTTTTTATCGCCATCTTTGTCCATGTCAAGAAAGTCAGGCTTGCTGCCTTTGCTTTCGTCTACACATTTGCATTTTGCTTTGCCGCAAGATTTACAAACTGTCTTACCTTCAGACAATACATTTTTAACTGAATCAAGATTGTTAAACTTCTTTAGGATATCATAGATATTGTTTGACATTATTTTTTTCCTTTACGCATGTCGGTAATTTTATTTTGGTTTGATCCTACAGGACTCTTAACACCTTGTGGAATCTGATTTGTTGTCGCTGCTGCTTTGGTTCTTTCTGTAGCACGAGTCGAAGTTAGTTCAGGATTAGATTCTAATGCTACCATCTTGGGCGACTGTGTATCTAATTCTTTAAGCATACTATCTCTGCGCTTATCGCCCACTAGTTCTTGTGCACCAGGTACATCTTTAAGTTCGTTATCTAATAGTAATGCACCAGTATGATCTTTACCATAGGCTTCTGCATAATCATTCTGCTCTGCTTGTTGTTTACCATATACACATACCCACTCGGCTTGCATGCCAGTACGCTCACGTAGTAGTTGTGCAATCTGTGCGGCAGTGGTTGGATATGCTACTGTGGCTTCAAACTGCCAGCACTCGCATGCACCCCACTTTGGAAATTCTCTGTGTTCCATAACTGGAAGACTCTTGGGAGCGGTAACACTCACTAGTTCATATGCATCTAGTGCATTCTTAATTTCTTCCATTATGTCTTTGGGATTTTGTTTAGCGACTTTGATCCTAAACTCGTAGTTTGTGTTTCGTTCTGCAATGTAAGCGTGTAGACTTTTCATAGGTTTTATCCTGTTTATAGAGTATTTATGTGTTTTTGTTCTTTTGGAGAATCTGCTCTAGTAGAGCATTACGATCTAGTACGATTCCTTGTCCTTCAACTGCACGACTTCCGGGATCATCTTTACTCATTTGATGATCTAGTCTGGCTTTTTGTAGCTGCAGGCTGACCATGCGTAGCTTCTTGTCCATTTTGGCAGTTTTGGCAGTAATGGCGTGCCCTAGCAATGTACCAGCAGTTTGGAATACTACTCCACCAAATCTGGGATCCATGTTCATCCCAAGATCCATTAGATCTTCGAATTTTTCTTTGGCTAGATTTGCAAGCTCGTCCATTTCTTCGTCGCTGGCTTCTAGGTCGCGCACTGTGGGCAATGCTAGATCAATTTTATCAATAGCATCATTTACTTGAGAGATAATGTCTTGGTTTTCTTGTATAGTTTGAAATGCTTCGCTGGTTTCTGCTGAGGCGTCTACAGGAACTTCAGGAAGATCAAATAGTTCGGCTAGTTTCTTAGTCATGCTCGTATTTACCGAGCTCGACCTTGGTGGAAGATATCATTTTCTGTTAAGACTCGAAAACGTAATCCATTTTGACTACACCACGCTTGTGCTGCTTGCCACTTGTACATGTTTAATACTGCTGCTGCTTGGTCACGAGGGCTCTTGCCTGCTGCTTCTAGTGTAGTTTGTTTTGTGGGTTTGATTTCAATTAGTTCGCCGTACTTTTCGCCGTTTTTGTTTACATACATGATCATGAAATCAGGTACGTATATTGTATTTTTATTTGTAAAGGGATTCTTGTACGGTATGTGTATTGCTTCACTTGCCCATTGTAATACAGCAGGGTTTTCGTCACAAAAGCGCATAAAGCTATGTTCCCAACTACTGCGGAATTGAGGAACTTTTTTACCCACATACTTGTCGGCATTAACAATTTGATAAAACCCGTTGGCGTATTTTCCCATTACGATATTATAGTACGTTGAATGTATTTGTTCAATTGAGGGCTATTGTTAATTCCAAGATAGCTAGTTCCTACACGTTCAAAATTTAAAAACATTGCTGTGTACGCATCCAGTTCGCCAGCACTTAATTTTTGAAACTCTTTTAAAGTAATCATTGGATCTAGTCCTTGTTTAAGACTGGTATAGATTACTGCACTGGCCAATGCTTTAGCACTTTCTTTATTAGACGTTATCTGTTCAAAATAAGCAACTATAGCACTATCAACATTACTACTTACATTTACAGGTATGTCAAAATAATTATTAAAATATTTTTCTACATCTCGTGTTGTTAAGGGATTTGTATTAACTTCACTTAAATTTGTAGGATAGGTTGCCCTTGTAATTAACTTAGCCATTATTCTTATCCTTGGCTATACCTTGATTGCTTGGCACTGTGGGTAACTTTGCTCGCATGTTTGCTATTCCACTTTGAAGTAAATATGTTTCTTGAGTTTGTGTTTGTAAGGCAGCAAGTTCTTCTCTGGTATAGCTGCTGCTATTGCCAAATACAGTTGTTGTAAATATTTTGCTATTACTATCCATAATTAACTTCTAGCCGGTACAGTTGATCTACCGCCTGTGTATTTTCCTGGAGTACCTTCGACTAGAGTTTGCACATTATTGCCAGTATTAAAGTTTGCTGCATCTTTATTTGCCAGTGCTGTTTCTGGCGGAATATATGTTGATGACCAAGGTGTCTGTAATAAAGGGTTTATAGTTTGTACGGTTGTATTAGTTCCAGTAGTAAACAAAGTGCCTTGATTTGTTGCAGTAATAGATTGAGACCCTGCAAAAGATTGACTAGTTAATATTGTTTGACTATTAGGTGCTGACTGAGACGCAACTGATTGTGTTGCCTGTTCATTCTTAACTCGTTCAGCTGCTGCAGCAGCGGATCTACTAGTAGCTATATCGCTAAGTGCTTTACTGTATGTAAAATTGTCAGCTGGTGATGTACTACTAACCGCTACCAACGGTGAATTATATGTTACATTCACTACTTTATTCACTGAGCCTCCTGTGACAGAACCTTGTCTATTTACTGCTACTCCGGCTAACAGTAGACCAGCACCTAACGTAGGCTTTCCTGTAACAGCAAGTATAGTTCCGGCAGTAGCCAATACTTTTCCTAGGCCAATTCCTGTGCCGTTACTTGAAACGCTCCCGGCATCAGCACCAGAAACAAAATTTGTTGTTCCTGTTGGTGATGTTGGTTTATCAGCCAGGGATCCAGAGTACGGTACAAAAAATCTATCTCTAGGATCTTTACCGCCTATAATATCTTTACCTGCTGTAAGTAATTCTTGTGCAGCTAAACCTTTAAAGTCAACATTTTTAAGATTTTGACTTGATCTTAATAATTTAAATGCCGCAGAACCAAAATTACCAGCCCTTCCGTCTTGAGTTATTTCATCGGCGGCCGCTAAGAAACCACCAGGTCCCAAAATACTCTTGGTACCACCTCCTGCCACACTCAATGGGCTTGGACCTTTGTCATAGTGTAAGTCCGCAAAACCTTTAACAGTATTAACTGACACATATCCACTGGCATACAACACTGTTTCATAACTAATAGTCATTGTCACTTCTAATCCGCCGGATGCGCTAACATCATGTCCGCCATGAGTAAATGCAGTAATTGTAGGATTAATTAAAGTGTACTCGCTGAACTTTTTCTGGTGTAAACTGTAAATTCGTATAGATTGTATGTATTGGGTAGTAAGTGAAGATGTTCGCGGGCTATAACCAAAATTGTTAAGTCTGTCTCTTTGTCCTAATGTGTACTTGTTAGGCGCTTGGTATATAGGATTAACTCCTCCACTGTTACCATCATAACCAGCATCAGTATCTCTATAATAATAATTGTAATAGTCAAACCATAATTTTCTAACGACATTAGATTGATCGTCATGAAAGGTTATGTTAATAGAGTCATAGTTAATTTTATTCTGTACAATATTTGGTCTATTGTAATTGTTTAAAGTTTTTGTGTTAACTGTAAATTTAGGTAAATCAACACCTTTTACTAGCATACCTGCTTCTAGGTTTTTATCCCTATCAATTCTGGCCAGTGTTGGATTTAAATCAAAAAACACATGAAATAACCAAGAGTACTTAGGGCTTAATGCATAATTGTTATCTACAAATAAGCGTGAGGCATGTTGATAGTCTTTTATCGTATCGCCGCGGCCTAATTGTGGGAAAAAATTATCAAAGATGTTCATAGTTAAAAATATTTATGCCAAAAAAATACCCGGTCAATGCCGGGTATTTTAAATAACAACTGTTTAATTATGTTATACCAGTAATTAATGTGCCTAAAGTTCTTCCAACTGCTGTTCCAATACCAGTTCCGGTCGGAGCTTGTATTGCGTTATCATACATAATCGTTAATGCAATAGTAGCTGGTTCGTTGCTGCTATAATCCATTTCACCGTAGTTTACAGTCTGTACTAACGCACCATATAGTTCCCATGTTTCTAATATATTAGGCTGATTAGCACCATTGCCACCATCAAGCATTTCAAACTTTAATAAGAACTTGTAATCAATACCAGAACTTGCACTTGCTTGCTCGGCGAAATCAAACTGCTTCTGGATCTGTTCACCAACCAACTTACTGACATTGCCGCCGGCATCATCACGTAAAGTAACGTTAACTGCTTCCCAAGTCGGTTTGCCAACTAGGTTTACTTTACTGTTATAAACATCAATTGTAAACGGGTTAAAATTTAAATTTGGACGACTAATTGTTGCAACTTGTTTTGTAAGTTCAACTCTGTCTGTACTAACACCAAAATTTTCAAATACCGCACGAAAACGATATTTTAGTTTAGGCATTAGCAAACCCTGTGTGCTAGCACTTTGGTTGGTTGCTAATGGTACTGTAAATTTGTTTAATGAGGCTATTGCCATTTATATTCTCCTGTTATAGGTATTTATCAAATTTTTTCGAAAATTTTCTAGGGGGTATTTTACACCCCCTTACCCATATTATATTCCTGCTGCTATATCACCTGGATTTTTCAAACGAATTGGGATATAGATAAACTCAACATCCTTCATTGGTTCAATGGCAATATCAACGTACAACTCATTTCTAGCGATGCGTGTTGGTGTATTATTTGTTTCGTCGCATACAACTAGATAATCGTAAATACCGCGTTTTGCTATTAGATCGTTAATTGCGCCACTAATGATATTCTTGATCTGATCACGGGTGATCTTATCGTTTGGTTCAAACAAGAATCCGTTGCCTACAGAGGCAAGTATTGTACGAATGTAGTTAACTAAACGTGCTACATTAATACGATCCAATGCACTTGCAGTACCGTTACGTGTCTTTTGTCCCCAAACAACTAAACCAACTCCGGGTAGGTTAGTAACAGGATTGATTCTGTTCTCGTACAATGTATCACGTAGTCCTTCTCTAATAGAATTAAAGTTGAACTCGCCTGTAGCAGCATCAATATAACCAATGCTACTTGCATTATCAACTAGACCACGGCGTGTACCTGCTGGTGCGAACCACTGATATGCCACATTGTCGTTGTAAATCATTGTGCGTAATGCCATATGACTTGCCGGAACAGTGATTGTATTGCCTGACAAGTCACTTGTTTGTCCACTTGGATAATAAACACCCAAGTAAGGATCAGCTGTTGCTAAACCATCACCGTTAGTGTTATTGCTCCAGTTGGCAATGTCAATTGCATTAGGTGCTAAACGCATTGGAGTATCGCCAATAATAAACGCTGTATTAGCACGATCATTGTTTAGCGAAACCATTTCGTCAATTAACTCAGGGTACCCAGGAGCACATATAATATTAAATTGATACTGATCTTCACGTACTTCTGTGTTAGCAATAATTGCTGCTTGCATTGCGGCAGTAATCATTCTACGCTGTGCTTGACGACCCATGTATGGACTGCCGTTATCTTTCAAACCACTAGCTGTTTGCCAAGTATTTTTAATAGTTGGTAACGAGCTAGGTGCGCCAGCCGACGGTGATGTAGGTAAGTCAGGATATGCATTTGCATTAAACTTGTTACTTACATATTGTTTTACGTTGTATCCACTACGACGTGTGTTGAATAACAACATGCCACGTGGATATAATCTATAATCCGGAGCATCAACGTCAATGTAATCGCTGGCTATTAGATCTGTTACTGCTGGTAATGAGCCAGTGATAATGTCTGTAGTGCCGGTGGTGTCCCAACGAGCATCAGCAAACAAAATACCATTCTGACTAACTTGGTCGGTATTGTCAATCAAGCCCCAAGCACTGCCATCATAACGATATAAGGCTGGATAGTTTTCTAAATCTCCAGTATTTAACCAAAGGTCGCCACCTACTAATGCAGTAACGCCATCGCTTTGATATTCTGGTTCACTGGCACTAACTATAACGCCTTCGGGATCAGTGGAACCTAGATCGTAACCACGTGCATCTGTTTTAGTTGGGCTACCATCATAGTATGATGTATTTCTATAACCTCTCCAGCCGCCAATTTCGTTGACCATGATATCAACAGTTGCAGGATCACTATAATACCATAACGTACCATCTACAGGAGCTTGGTAAGGCTCGTTTGCACTGAAAGTGTATGTTAATGCTTCCCAGTTAGTTAATGCCAAAGTGGTACCATATGCAATTGCACCAGTAGTACTGGTGCTAAATCCGGCCTCTACAGTTGGAGTCCCGGTACTGTCAGTTAGGTAAATGTCGCCACCATAAATGTGAGTAAATGTAATAGCATTACCTGTACCAACAGAAATATTCAATTCAGGAATATTTTTTGCTAAAACATCACTAACAAAGCTGGCAGGACTAGATCCTGTTAGTGTAACTGTATATTCTGTAATTGTTGCGCTGCCAATAGAGGTAACACCAATTACAATAACGTCAGTTGCGGTTAAAGCAGTTGCACTAAGTGTAGTACCAGTTACGATCGTTTGACCAGCAACTCTTCTACGGAATGGTTTGAATCCGCCTGTGTCTGTACGTAATGGATCGTAAGCAATCCATACTGTGCCTGCTGCAATTCCGTTTCCGCCACCAGCTGGATCTAATCCGTATAACGCATCTTCTGCTCTATTGTAAAAAGGAGCTGCTAAAGTGGCAAATGATTCTGTACTTGAATTATAACGTTTGATAACAACATCAGATCCGCTACCAGTTGCTCCTAATTTTGCAAATATACTTCCACTTGGACGAGGCACTGTATCGGTGCTTCTCCAACTTGGTACTTCAGCAAATGTACCGTATGTTAATAATGGATTTGCATATGTTCCAGCAACAACACCCAATGTAGCTAACGGTGTACCAACACCATTTGCAATAATGATCTTACCATCAGCTATGCTACCGTCGCTTTCTGCAGTGCTGTCTGCATAAATTTCAAGTTTACCATCAACAGCAGCAGCAGTTACACCATCAATTGGCGCAGCATTAATTAATGCAGCCACTTGTGCTACAGACTTGGTATCTGCTGTATTCGCTAAACTAACTGTTACTCCATTGATAACTATGGTCCATTGTGGGCTAGCAACAGGAATAGCAGTAGTTGTTGTACCTTTAATAGTAGGCCATGAAATCTGCCAGTCTGTGGTTCCTAAACGAACCCAAGTATTACTTCTGTTCTTGTAAAATAACAATGCATTGCTGCCAGTATTAAAAGCAACTGCATAACTACCAATCTGACCAACATCTGAATCTGGTACTTCAATAGCAGGGCTGCCGCTAGAAGTACTATCATCAGTAGAAGTAACTAATATTGGACTTTTAAGACTAAAGGTACCTGTAACTGCATCCCACTCGTTGATACCCCAGGTAGATTCTGTTAAATCCATCCAGTGTGTATTGTTGGCAACTGCACCAGTAGGACGAACACTAGTTCCAACTAGTTCGTCGAGGTTAATATCTGCACGAATAGCGTACAGTCTATTAACATTGCCAAGTGCGCTATAAGCAGCCATTAAACCGTATTCGTTGCGCTCATCGCCGTGCAACGGTGTACCAGCCGAGCTTTGTTTAAAGCTTGGATAACCCATTGCAGTAATTAATTCTCTTTGGCTACTATAAGCCAGTAGTTTGCCTGCTCTTGAAGCAGTGGTGTCAGCAGCTACAGTGCCTGCTGGGCTTAGTTTATCTTGTCCAGTAGCAAGAATAACTAGTGGTACAGTTCCGACCGCTCCCGGTACGTATTGACTTTCGTCAGTGACTGTAATTTGTAAACCTGGGGATACTAGTGCCATGTTTTTATCCTTTTATAAACATTTCTAGTATTTATAAAAGGGTTTACATTTTTAGTGGTTACAGGTGCCTTTCGAAAGGTTTCGTTATAAATAATACTATGACTAGGCCACTTTGCACCGCATGTAACGGTAATCCTGCTGCTATAAACTATCACTCAGGCGACAAAATACGATATAGGCGCATGTGCGCCGGCTGTATTCGGAAAGGAAAGAAAGTAAGGACAATACCCGGATGGGTAAAAGCAGGGTATAAGAAAAAAGCAACCTGCGAGCGTTGTAACTTCAAGGGAAAACTAATCAATCAGCTATTTGTGTTTCATATTGACGGAAACTTAAAAAATAACGATTGGCAAAATCTTAGGTCTGTTTGTGCAAACTGCAGAATAGAATTAAACACCGGAAAAACTACTTGGCGTGAAAGTCCGCTGGTAGCAGATTTTTAATTTGATCGTATAAATGCTCTACAGTTTTATTGTTGTCAACAGTATAATTAAACATTTGTCCAATCCACGCCCATTCTGATTGATGCACTGTTGGATATCGTTGGGGCATAAGCTGATGTGCATCTTCCAGTAACCATTGGCGGTCATCTGGAGTAGTATTTTCTGTATAAGCACACTCATACCACTCAGGAAGTTCTCCGCGCTGTACCCAAACACATACACCACCTGCTCTACGTATTGCTGCTATTTCATTGGGGAACCTAACATCACTGATAACAATATCGTCTACTGTTTTGCGTAGTCTATTTTCCATGCTAGCAATCCAAATATCGTCGTGGAATCCTTGTCTACATACTTCTGTGCCCCAAAGTTGTAGCATATATCTTGGAGTTAAGCGGGGCATATCTAAACGTTTTGCCCACCATGGATCCACTTGCTCACGCCATTCGCGGGCTTCAGGTGTAAGTCCTTCCAGTAGCTCGCGATCCCACCCAAATATCTGAGCCACTGCATCTTTAAGTGCGCCAGCAAAGCTATCACGCCTAAATCCGTGTTGTGCCACAAGATAGTTTGCTGCGGTGTCTTTGCCGCTGCCAATAAAGCCTGTGATTCCTATAATCATAAAAAATGCCCCTTATAGGAGCATTTTAATATATTTGTTACAAAATGTCAAACCCCGTATTTGTTCTTTTTCCTTGCAGCAACCGGACTAGTTTTGTTTGTGCTCTTCAACTCTTGGCTACGCATGTCGCCTTTATTGATATCTTTATAACTAGCACCAACTGCTTGATATGCTTTTTCTAACATATCTTGGTCCACTTGGCTATAAGGTGCTGTTATTTTCCATTTGCCCACCCAGGATTCTTTATCTGTTTTTGGTACTGTTTTCCCATCTGTTTCTGCTACAGCCAGGCCTAAGCGATATAGTGTATAATCACTGTTCCAATGATCACCATCACTAAATTTGTTTAGTCCGCGGGTTGGTTGCTGCTGGCGTTTTGATAATTTGCCTTTACTGTTTTCTTCTGTAACGATGTCTTTGATCTTCATTATCCAATAACCCAAGTTAACGGTTGCGACCCATCAACATAATCTTTTAATTGTTGTTCTAGTTCGACCATTTCTGTTGCTGCTTCTGCTTTTAAACTTGCACCATTAAGTTGTGTACCACCTTGTGGTCCGGCAATGCTTGCAAACTTTTCTCTGGCTTCACCAACTATTCGCTTGGCAAAACTGTATGCATAATCCTGTAACCACGGAAATGCATGCACATCATTAAACAACATAATGTCTGGTTTGGTATTGTAAACCCAAAGCAAAACAGTTTCTTTTACTGCATCAGTTACATTCCCATACACTTTGGTTAAACGTAAATCGTTTCCGGTTACACTTGTTGCCACTAGTGGATTAACTGCCGATACTGTTACTGTTTTTAAATTGTCAGATACCGTTAGCACATAATAGTTTCCATCATATCCGCCGATCTTACAGTCTCTTATAGCAATAATATCACCAACACTGAGATCATTCCAAGAATCTTCTACTTCGATAGTAATAGTTGATCCAATACTAAGTCCGTTTGATGTCAATGAAGTCATGCGATGATAACTGTAGCCGGTTTGCGGCATTTTTCGTATCAATGTAATTTTTTTGGTTGTAGGATTCCATGTAAAGTTCATGTACCCACCAAACATACGCATGGTTACTTCTTGATAACCTGTAAAAAGTTCATAACTTAACAAGCCACCCACTCTACCTGCTGCTAGCATATATGTGTTCAAATAGCCACTTGCAAACGGTTCAAACTGGCTTGCTGTGGTTCCTGTAACACTACCAATACCACGACGATACACTGCACGAATTGTCATTGTTTCTCGTGGTAATATATACTCTTGCACTTCAGGTTGCAATTCTAAAAATGCATAGCTTTCTTCTTCTGCATTTTGAGCACGTTGACGATATTTAATTAGCGCCTGATTGATGGCCAGATCATAATGTTCTTTGTCTAGCTCAACATCAACAATGCCGTCGCCTAAACGTAATCTGATATAGTCGATTATCTCCTTGCGTTTTGCATTTAGTGTTAGTTCTGATTCCCCATAGGTTACTAAATTATCATCAAATGCAATTGGGCCGGCGCCGGCACCAGTATTGCCAGAAAACAAGCTTTTCGTTTTTAGACTTAGACTAGTATTTAAATTAGAATCTAGTGTTACATTACCTGTATACGGATTGGACATTTATACTTCCTATTGTTCCTTATATTTATTGAACTTTTAGGAGAATCATATCAGCATTGATACGCCCGTTACCAATTGTTTCTGTTGCTTTAATATCTTCTAAGAACTTGCGTAGCTGTATCTTGGTAGCTTTTGCAAACTCTTTTAGCTTTTCGTCGGGCTTGCGTAGCGTCTTGCCCACGGATTTTGCTAGATCAAATCCAGTTAAACTGGTGCCTTTAATACCCAACGGACCAGTCAAACTGTCAGCAATGTATTTGTAGAGCTTGCGTGTCTTGGTGTTATAACACCAGACTTCCTGTGCGCCAATAATGTCCACAGGGTTAATGCTTACTAACTTCAGCGTCTTTTCTTCACGCATGTATTTGAGCTTGCCAACAAGTTTTTCTTTGTTAGGCGCACGTTTCACACGTAATTTTTTAGTTGCTTTCTTGACTCCGCGATACTGTTCTAGTGCATCCAGTACAGCATCCAAAAACGCATAGTGACGTTTATAGTCTGCCGCTTTGAAATGTTTATAAGATTCAACATAATCTTCGAACAGTTTGCCTTGTGCTGCGCCTAGTTCTGCTTTACGGGCACCAAACAGTTCTACAAATTTGTTAATCTGACTTTGCGGTACGGTATTAGCAGTCAAGTAATCAAATGCCTTTGGATCAACAGTCCCGCCTAATACAACTTCGTCATACAAGCCTTCAAAGTGTGCCAAGTGCTCACTTGTTTTTTCGTTAAGTCGATCCTGGATAGTGGGTGCTCGTACTGTGGCTTTTTCAGCTGCTGGCATTGGTGCGCCAGTTGAACTTTCTACTACATCTCCGTCGTCTTGTAGCAATGCTATTTCAATACGCTCTCGAAGATAGCCAAGTTCTTTTTCACGTAGCGGCATGCCTTGACGATTTGCCATAAGCAAGCCGTATGCTGTCATTGGGACTGCGCGATCTGGACTGCGAATAAATGCACTGACTTGCTGTTTTGTGTATTTGTTATCCTGCATCCATTTAACCAGATGCTTTTTTAGGTCTTTTTGGCTGTAGTAATAATTGTAATACGAAAAACTTTTACGCAAGAAGTGATCAAATTCGTCCTGGCTCATCGCTGTTGCACGTTCCGTATCCCATACTGGTTCACTCCCGGTGTACTTCTCATCAGAGAACATGGGATCTCGTTTTTTAGCGGGTACTTTTTTAGGTGCTTTAATGCTTTGTGCTAGTGCCATTTTTTGCTCCTTGTTACTTAGAATATAACATTATACTACTCTTCGGGTTTTGTGTCAAGTAGTGTTGCAAATACGAGCCATTGTTGCAAATCTGTTAACTCTTGTTTACATTTAGCTAACTTCTCAGAATATTGTGTAAAATTTCCCGTTCTGCGGGCATCAATTTCTGATTTACTTAGCTCTGTTACACTATTATAAAGATTGTCGTGCATTTTGAGCAACTGGCGACGATGTTGTACATTATACAACTCCCGCACATTACGGCGTAGTTGCTGATCTAGCAACGCCCAGTCGTTTAAAGAATTGAATTCACGCATAACCATAATTATACTATTTTTGGTATTTACTGTCAAACTAAATACTAGATACGAGGATTTTATTGTGCCAAGATTATCACTTTGGAAAGACGGAAAACACAGCAACGATTATAAGTTCATGGATCGTCGCATGAGCGAGATGTTTACTGTTGGCGGTACTGGAATTTATATCCACAAATATCTTGGCGTAAATGAGCAGAATTTAGTTAAAACTACCAGTGCTGCCCAAGGTGCCGCTGGCGTAACATTAACATTTGCAAGTACGTCTGATATTGATTTAGGCATGTATGTAGTTGGTACAGGAATTCCCACAGGCGCAACTGTTTCCGCAAAAACAGCCACTACAATCACTTTAAGTGCTAGTACAACTTCAGCGAGATCGTCGGGCTCTACTGTTAAGTTTTATACAGAAGCAAGTAGGCCAAGTTACATTAACCAAAGTGCAATGAACATCCAGGATCTATTTTTCCTGGAAAATAGAGATAGAAAATACGATACCAGCGTATATTCATTGCGTGGAATTTATCAAGTACAAGATGTAACATTTGATTTGAGTCAGTTTGGTATGTTCTTACAAACTGGTACACTGTTTATGGTGTTTCATATCAACGACATGATAGAGACACTAGGGCGTAAATTAATGTCCGGTGATGTGATCGAACTTGTTCACCTTAAAGACTACAATCCATTAGACGACACTTTGCCAGTCGCATTAAAACGTTATTATGTTGTCAGCGATTGCCAAAATGCAGCAGAAGGTTATTCAGCTAGTTGGTGGCCACACCTATGGCGTTGTAAGATCAATCCGTTAACAGACAGTCAAGAATACAAAGATATACTAAATCAAATTACCTTAGATAATGAACTAGATAACACTGGCGGTAACGTAACTTTAGGATCTGTTAGCAGTATTATTAACAAGTATCAAGCGATCAACGATGCTATAATTAAAGAAGCAGAGTTTAATGTTCCGTATTCGGGCTATGATACTTCACACATTTATATTAAACCATTGGAGCCAACTGGTGGTGTTGGCGATCCTGTTGGTATTACTGCCGATTCGGGTAACGTAACAGCAGATTCAGGAAGCATTTATTCTTCAGCTGGACTGGTAACACCTGACAGCTCAGTGGAAGGATACTTAACTGGTGACGGGTTAACTCCAAATGGATTACCAGTTACTGTCGGTATTGCTTTCCCAACTGGCCCGTTAGTAGGCGACTACGCACTAAGAACAGATTACTTACCAAATAGATTATTTAGATACGACGGCCGTCGTTGGATTAAGATGGAAGATAACGTAAGAACTAACCTGACACCAGGATCGGAAAATCAAACACAGCGTAGTAGCTTTGTTAATAATACAGAAACATATACAAACAACTCCGGTAATGTCACAGTTAGACAAAGTTTAAGCAAGGCATTAAAGCCTCAGGCGGATAATTAATGGCACAACAATATTTTTACGACGGGCAAATACGAAGATTCCTTGTTCAGTTTATCAGGGCAGTAAGTAACTTTGAAGTTGAATTTGGCAAGGACCGTGACGGTACTCGCACGTTACAACGTATTCCTGTGTACTACGGTGATGCCAGTAGACAGGCACAAACAATCTTAAAAGGCAATAGCGAAAATGTAATGAACGCTGTGCCAGCAATGAGTGCTTATATCACAGATTTGACCTACGAACAAACACGAACGCAAGAGCCTACATTTGTTAGCAAGATGCATTTGCGAGAAAGAGAATACGATCCTACCACTGGCTTGTATGGTACTCAGCAGGGAGATGCATATACTATTGAACGTTTAATGCCTGTTCCTTATAAGCTGACAGTTAAACTTGATATATGGACTAGCAATACCGAACAAAAAATGCAGATCATTGAACAGATTGCTGTACTGTTTAATCCAAGTTTAGAAATACAAAGCACAGACAATTACATTGATTGGACCAGTTTAACTTTTGTACAACTTACAAATGTGACCTGGACATCAAGAACTGTACCAGCAGGGACCGAAGAACCAATTGATATTGCCACATTAACATTTGATATGCCAATCTGGATCAGTGCTCCTGCCAAAGTCAAGAAGCTTGGTGTCATACAAAAGATTATTAATACCATTTATGACGAGCAAGGTGCATTTGACGAAAATTCTTTATTAACAGTTGATATAGGCAAGCGTTACAATACCCCTGTGCAATACGGAGTTTATTATTCTGGCAATCAATTAAAATTGATCAAACCACAAGAAGTTGAAGTTGCTGGTAGTCTAATTAAAATTAATCCTCCAGAAACTTGGAAGTCTGTAGTTGAAATTTATGGTACCTTGGTAACTGGTCAAACTGAAATCAGACTTCAACTACCTACCGGCAATGAACTGATAGGGCAAGTTACTTACCATCCAACTGATCCAAAGATACTGTTGTTTACACCCATTGAAGACACAATGCCTGTAAGCACGTTGACAGCAGTTGATGCTATTATTAATCCCATTAACGTTACCGTTGACAGTAACTTACTAACTCCTACCACTGGAGCTAGATATCTATTAACCGATGATATTGGTAGTGACATTAACGTAGCAGGCAGTACAGTTTGGGGTTCAGTAGTAGCTGTAGCGAACGATATTATTCAGTTTGATGGAACACAATGGATAGTGTCATTTGATAGCCAAAACAGTCATGATGTAGAGTACATAACCAATACTAATACTGGTGTTCAATATAGATGGACCGGAACAGAATGGGTCCGTAGTGTAGAAGGTGTATATCGAGGCGGCGAATGGTCAATCGTAATATAGGTTGTGGTGCATTAATCTATAGCAAATCAACCAAGCGTTATCTATTTTTACTACGTAATCAAAAGCGTCATGCTGGTTCGTGGGGATTAGTTGGTGGCGGTGTTGAACTTAACGAAACTCCCGCACAGGCACTGCAAAGAGAAATCGTAGAAGAAATTGGTCCTATCGCTTTTGAAAAAATTATACCACTAGAAAAGTTTACAGCCGATAATAAGCCTTTTGAGTATCACACTTATCTTATAACTGTTGAGGCTGAATTTGTTCCTGTTTTAAATGACGAGCATAGAGGGTATGCCTGGACACAATTGACTGATCACCCAAAACCTTTACACCCTGGTGTCTGGCGAACATTTAGTTTTAAAAGTATAATTGATAAAATTAAAACAGTCGAAACTGTTATACATCAGCCTCAAGAACAAAATCTCTAAAATTAATTACTCTGTAATTTAAGAAATATTTCCAATCCTCTGGTGTTCTAAAACTTCTTGAAGGTGCTACACGTATAAATTCTGTGTCTGAATACGTTTTCATGACGTTAGCTAAACTTAGCATCCAAAAATCTTCTAGTATAGTATCCGTTTTGGCAGGATAAGATGGTGTCCCAGCATAAACATTATAGATATCTGTAGGATTATCAATTCCATCAAATCCTAGCATATAAACTTTTTTATGTCCATCAAATGCTGCCATGTATGCAGCAACAGCACCAGCATTCCAATTTGGATCTTGCGGAATGTACTTAAATTTTTCTGGATATTTTGTTAAATTAGATTTTGAAGCATATACAATATTATTTGTAGAGTATTCGTTGTTGGCGATTTCATTAATAAACTCGTCACCTGTTGCAATTAAAAAATCAACTTTATGATCTCTATAAAGAGCATTACATCCATAGGTATTAAATTTTTTAACTGCGTTTAATGCTGGCTTCCACTCAGTCTGTTCTCCCCATGCTGTAGTTTCTCTCCATGGCAAACATAATCTAAGATTAAAATCCTGTCTTGAGATTCCGTTACCAATTACTACTGCTTTATTAGAGACTGGCTGATATTCAACTGAAAGAGGAACAAATTCTTTTTGATAAGTCCATTGTGCGTCAATGTAAAGACCAACTGTAGAAACATCCTCTCCAGCAAAATCTTTACGATATAGTTTTTTAATTATTTCCATTAGAATCTCCCAACAGCTATTTCTATAGTCTTGACAGAATTATCGTCAATTGCTTCTAGACTTTTTCCAATTACACAACCTGGCTTGTACATACTACTATTTATGGCTTCAGCCACACCTAACATATTGCTTGTGACCAACAATGTTCCTTTGCTAACCGGTCCTCGCACTTGGCATGGAACTCTTCCAGTTAGTGCCACACTGGTATTGCCAGTAGTAGCGTTCATTAGATATGCTGGATTTGTTGACACTACTCCAGCAACAGCAGTATCGTGTGTGACAGTGGTTGTTGTAACTTCACAAGGCCCCCCAAATATCAATACTGTGCCTGGTTCGTATGCGGCATCTGACACATAATTTTCTGCCAAGTCAGCGTATTTGGCTTGAGTAGAAACACCATAAAATGTTCCCCACCATGCTGTATTTGATCCAATATTATAAGTCAAGTTTGCTGAAGGGATAATGTTGCCGTAGAATCCGGTTGTTAAATTTGCTGTTACTTCGGTGTTCCCGTATCCACCACCACCGCCACTAACTATCCCTGTTAATAACGCACCATTGCCTAAAAAATAACCAGCAGTTACATTACCACTCAGTGAAGCACTAGTACCTAAAAAATAACCAGCAGTTACATTACCACTCAGTGAAGCACTAGTACCTAAAAAATAACCAGCAGTTACATTACCACTCAGTGAAGCACTAGTACCTAAAAAATAACTAGCAGTTACATTACCTGTTAACTGTAAGTCAACCAGAGTCTGACGCTTCCAAGCATTTCTAGTAGAATTGTAAACATAGGTTATGCCGTTTACTGTTGTTGTTTGCCCGTTTGTTGGGCTTGTTGGAAATGCCATTTTTTATCCTATTATGCTATAAAAGTACTTGTACCAGTAAACGTATGTATAGTATATCCGTTACCTTGTGTTACGATACCGCTGTTAGTTCTTGGCAACCCGGGATAAGAAATAATAACAATACCAGACCCTCCATTACCACCAGGTCCATTGCTTGATGGATAGTCTCTTTGTCCTCCGCCACCACCACCTGTGTTATCAGTTCCGTTGTTATTCGCACCTGGATGGAAGTTTGTACTCCATCCACCACCGCCACCACCTAAACCACCAGATGCCAGAGTTGATACTGCTGTATCACTACACCCACCGCCACCACCTCCGTAGTACTGAACACTACCGGCAATATTTGACATAAATCCTATACCGCCATTACCACCAATATTGGGAGAAGCATTTGACCCCGGACCACCGCCGCCACCGCCTCCACCACCTGCCCAACTATTTTGTACCGAATTACCACCCGCATAACCTTGCCCAGCAACACCGGATGCGCCGGTAGTTGTACCACCTGTTCCTGCGCCTGCACCACCTCCAGAACCGCCAGTAGTTGCTCCGTTATTAGAACCATATGATCCACCACCACCACCGCCTTGTGCAATAATGGTTGATCCACCAACAGTAGAATTTGCACCTTTGCTACCAGGTGAATTACTATTTAATGATCCGGTGCCTCCTGCTCCGACTACAATAGAATAACTTTGCCCAGAAAAAACGCTTATAGTACCAGACAATACACCACCACCGCCACCACCACCACCAACTTGTACACCACCGCCACCGCCACCGGCGACAACTAAGTATGAAGCAATGTAAGAGGCTTGTGCTACACTAACCCAAACATTTCCAAAAAATGCTTCTATTAGATTAGTTGAACTATTATATCGCATAGTTCCGTTTGCTGCTGTTGCTGGTCTTTGTGCTGTAGTCCCAGTTGGTAATACTAAACCACTAGTGGCCGAGCCTAGTCCGCTGGTACTAGTTAAATATGCTGCGACGTCTGTGTTACCAAAACTTGAACTACTAAATGCAGTTCCATTGGAATAGAAGAATCTATCTGCGTATACATTTGCCGTGATTACATTACCGTTTGCTGTTACATTCCCGAACGTGGTTGTGTTTGTTGTAACTGCAGTATTAGATGAGTTGCTAATAGCATTGGCAGCTAACTCGCCTCCGGTAGTAGTAACAGTGCTCACTGTACCGGCAGGAGAGACCACAATGCCTTTTGGGTTCGGGTTTGCCACTGTTGGCTGAGGTATCAGTGCAATTGCTCCACTAGTGGCATCAGTTTTAATTGTGGCACCACCAAGGTCGATTGTGCTGCCACTTAGGAATAGATCTTTGAATCTATAATCCGATGATCCTAAATTATAAGTGACATTTGCACTGGGAACCAAATTTCCAGTAATAGTTGTATCGCCCAATACGCTACCTGCATTACCACCAAATATACCTGAACGAATATCTAACCAAAAATCTGTTGTGCCATCACTGGTATATTGATAAAGAATATCGTCACTGGTATCATACCACTGATCACCAGCAGCTGGGTTGGCTGGAGGATTCGCTCCTGCTATATATAATTGTCTTGGCTTTCGTGTCCATGCGTTATTGCTACTACTAAAAATGTATATGATACCATTTATAGTGGTTTCTTGACCGTTAATTGGTGCGACTGGGAATGCCATTTATTTTTTTTATCCTTATGCCAAGAATGAACCTGACCCTGTAAATGTATGATATGTATAACCGCCGGATGATGAGACACTTCCGCCAGTTCCTCTTTGCGATCCAATGTAACGTAAAATAACTATACCTGACCCACCAGACCCGCCGGTTGAACTAGATATTGGATTTTCTCCACCGCCACCGCCACCTCCACCGCTATTTACGGTTCCTGGATTCACCGAACCGCTGGAATTGTTTCCTCCGTTGCCACCTCCGCCATTACCGCCTGCGCCTCCTCCTGTACTAGACTGATGTAATCCGCCACCACCACCGCCAGCATAGTATGTACCATTTAACCAAGCAAGCCCAACTCCACCAGCACCAGCAGTCCCACTTGTTCCACCGGTACCAGCAGCACCTGCACCACCGCCGCCACCAGCACCAGCGCCACCACCAGAATTTCCTCCGGCATTACCTTGTCCGGCAGTTCCTGCTCCAAAAGTAGATCCAAAAAACCCACTACCTCCACCAGAACCACCTCCCATGGTATTTGATGCAGTTTGGCTACTTGCGGCATGACCTTGCGATCCGCGTCCGCCACCAATTGATGTTGAACCAAGTGCGCTTGAATCAGTACCGGCCGATCCTGCGTCGTTGGCTACTCCTGTTCCTCCAGAACCAACAGTAATCGTATATGATGTTTGCGGGTATACAGTAACATTTCCTTGTAGTAATCCACCTGCACCACCACCACCGCCAGATCCTTCACCGCCTTGGCCACCTGCACCTGCACCACCACCAGCAACGATAAGATAATCAACTGTGTAACTGTCTGATAAAAGATTCTGCCAGCCACCTGCAGGTAGGTACGCCTCATATCTACCCAAGGTATAATTAAATCGAACCATTCCTACCGAGGGAGAACTAGGTCTTTGCGCTGTATTTCCCGACGGAACTGTTATTGCCCCGGTACCTACAACAGCGTTACTACTTGATAGATATGCCGCGACTTCGGTATTTCCAAAATTTGAACTGCTAAATGCTACACCATTGGAGTAGAAGAATCTATCTGCATAAACATTTGCTGTAACAATGTTGGCAGATACAGTTACATTCCCAAATGTAGTTGTATTAGTTGCAGTTGCAGTATTAGATGAATTACTAATGGCATTTGTAGTTAATACCCCACCAGTGGTGGTGACAGTGCTCACAGTTCCCGAAGCAGAAACAACAATACCTGTTGGATTTGGGTTCGTTACAGTTGGCTGTGGAATCAGTGCAATTGCCCCACTGGTAGCATCAGTTTTGATTGTAGCACCGCCAAGATCAATTGTGTTGCCACTTAGGAATAGATCTTTGAATCTATTAGTTGTATTACCTAAACTATATACAACATTTGCTACAGGTATAATATTTCCTGATAATAATGTATCACCAATCAATGTCATTGATGTATTTACATTGGAGCTATAAACAGCACCGGATGTATCAACCCAATAATTAGTTGTACCGTCGTTGATATATTCGTATACCACTTCCGTGGCAATGTAATACCACTTGTCGCCCAGTGTTGGGCTAGTAGGTGCAATATTGGACGCTGTAAATAACGCACGATCATTGGTTGAGGTGCGAACCCATGCAGTTCTTGCACTACTATAGGTATATAAAATACCATTTACTGTTGCTGGTTGTCCATCACTGGGCGTATTAGGAAATCCCATCTTTTACCTTATAGTCCTATATTTATTGGGGCGATTCAACTAAGTCCCAACCTTGGGTATCTTCGTTCCATGTATACTGTTGCCCATCATCAGGATATGCAACAGGTGCTGTCCAGTGACAAGTTTCTTCGTTCAATGTCCAACTTGCATATGGTCGTGGCGGTATAAACGCATCACGTGTACTGTCATACGTAAAGCCAATTCCAGCATAGTTTTTACGAAACGTGCCATTGTAACTGGTTTGTTTCCAAGTTCCACCTAGTAGATTTCTGCAAAAAGCTACACCAATTTCTTCTCTTTCTTCTCCTTGCGGAGTCATAGTATCAACATTGTTGACAACAATAACTCTTAGTACTACATTGTTTTCGCCTAATTCAGCAAAATGTGCCATTTACCAATCTCCTATTCTTTCTATATTTAAAAATCTATCCAGTAAACGTAAAACTTCCCGGAGTAGTGTATGTATGATAACTTAATCCCCCGGCTGTGCTATAAGTGCCACCAGATCCTCGTTGAACTGATCCTTCGTACCTAATTAAAACTATACCGCCTGTTCCAGCTGTAACACGGTTACCACCTTTTCCGTAAGTGCCCGAGTACCCAGTAAATGTTGGAGACAGGGCTGCGCCGCCGGTAGTGCCACTTGCGGTACTGCCGTTAGCAACTGTTGCACCAGTCACTCCTGCGGAATAATTACCGCCGCCACTTGTTGCTCCGTTGCTGGTATTTTGTTTTGCTCCGCCAAAATAGCCGCCGCCACCACCTGCAAAACCGCCACCATCACCACCGTACTGATCACCGGTGGCGCCTGTTGTGCTTGTTCCATTTGCACCATTATTTTGTACACCACCACCGACTGCATTAACGTCGTTGGCTACGCCTTCGGTTGCTCCACCGCCGCCAGAACCTCCACCTGCAACGGCTAGATAAGCAGCACCTTGCATTATTCCACTCCACCCACCACCACCACCGCCGCCTCCTGAAGATGGTGTACCACCAGATGCACCACCAGGTCCGCCACCATTGGTTCCGCCGGCACCGCCTGGTACACCGCCACCATCGCTTGATCCACCACCGCCACCACCGCCAACATATACACTTAAAATTGTTCCAGCAGTAACAGTATAATCTCCAATTACAGAAGCCCCGCCGCCTGCGCCACCTCCATTGGATCCGCCGTCATCGCCACCACCACCTCCACCTGCTCCAATAAGAAGTATACTAATCAAGTAACTTTGTACCTTAGTTAACTGCAAATCTGTCAAGGTCACTATACCAGTGGGTGCGGTTGAAAATCCGGATTTTTGTGGTCCTACTACTCCTCCATTGGGCCTTGGCATTTTAACTAATTACCTCATATGAGCAAGTAATCTGAGCCGCTGTTGCTGAACTTGCATTTGCTAACAGGTAGTCACCTTCTTCCATGTATATAGAACTATCTTTTGCCAATACTACCAATGTGCTATTTGCTGGTACAGATAAATTACCTGTCACATAGTAGGCCGTAGATCCTCTGCCAATGGCAACATTTGTTTGAATACTTGATGTAGTGTAATTAGCAATTAACACATCATTTACTTTAATAACATTTCCACTAGTAGATCCGTTAATGACTACATTTGACAATGATGTTGTCAATTGTTGGTACTGAGATTTTCCAAAAATTGTGGTTACATTTACTATATTAGGTGCTGCCATATTATCCTCCAAATACTATTGCCATTGCAATAGCCTTTCCTGTACTTGCTGCATTTAAATTTGTTAATTTTGATCCGTTACCTTGTACATAAGCGGCTTGTACATTACCTGATGTTGTAATATTTACTGCAGTGACATTCCCAGTGGCAGTAACTATTCCTGTAACTACATTACCGGATGTAACGTTTCCTGTTGTCGTTAAGTTTGAGCCTTGGACATTGCCTGTGGCAATAACATTAGTGGTTGCTAAAACATAATTGCCTTGTATGTTAGCCGAAGTAATAATGTTTCCGGCAATGGACAAATTACTTACAGTTAAGGTATTAGTTACTGCAAGATTTGAAAGTGAAGACACAGTCTTACGCCAACTGTTTGTAGAACTGTTGTAGGTATAGGTAATATTGTTTACTACCGCTGCTTGCCCGTTTGTTGGTGCTGCTGGAAATGCCATTTATATATTATCCTTATGCAGTGAAGTTCGTCGACGCTGTGAATAGATGATAACTATATCCACTTGAATATGAATATGTACCACCAAGTCCTCTTTGTGTTCCGGGATAGCGTAGAATTACAATTCCAGAACCACCGGCACCACCGTTTGATCCTACGTTTCCATGTCCACCACCACCGCCGCCGGTGTTTGTTTGCCCAGCTAATTGTTCGGTTGTTTTGTTTGTTCCGCCTTGTCCACCGCCACCTGTTCCTCTAGTTCCCCCGGAACCAGCTGCACCAGCCTGGTCATACGAACCACCTGCGCCACCACCTGCATAATATCCTGAATCGCCGGTAGATGTTGCTGTTGCCCATGCAGAAAATTGTAATCCTATGCCGCCGTTTCCTGAACCACCCGAACTACCATTTGTTCCAGCTGCTCCTGCACCACCGCCGCCACCACCGCCGTAGTGCGGAGATCCATCACTGACGTTAGATCCGCCAGCATTACCTTGACCCGCTGTTCCGGCTGCACCAGACCCGCCACGAACTCCTCCTCCGCCCGATCCACCAACTGCACCAGAATTATATGTTCCGCCCGATTCTGTTCCGGACCCACCACCGCCTATGGTAGTAACACTTCCGTAAACGATAGTTGAGTTGGTTCCGTTACTACCTTTTGCACCTGTTGATGTTGCTGCTGCGCCACCACCGCCTACTACTATAGAAATAGTTGTTTTTGAAATTATAGAGAATGTTCCATTTAATAATCCGCCAGCACCTGCACCTGCTGCACCGTTAGATCTTCCTGCACCACCACCTCCAGCAACAGCTAGATATTCTATAGCATAGGTGTCTGAAATAATACTCTGCCAACCAGCAATATACAAATAAGTTTCTAAAGCAGCGATTGTTGTATTATATCTAATTGCACCATTGGAAGCAGTTGCTGGTCTTTGTGCTGTTGTGCCTACCGGAACAGTTAATGCATCTGTTCTAGTTGCCAAACCAGATATATTTGAAGTTAAATAAGTCGCTACATTAGAGTTACTATATGTTGACCCTTGAGGATTAGCTACAAGGTATGCTGCAACTTCGGTATTACCAAAATTTGAACTACTAAATGCAGTTCCATTTGAATAGAAAAATCTATCTGCATATACATTCGAAGTAGTTATATTTCCAAATGTAGTTGTGTTTGTTGTAACTGCGGTGTTAGATGAATTACTAATGGCGTTTGCAGTTAAATTTCCACCAGTAGTGGATACAGTACTTACAGTTCCTGCAGGAGAAACTACAATACCTGTTGGATTTGGATTAGCTACTGTTGGTTGTGGTATTAATGCAATTGCTCCACTGGTTGCATCTGTTTTAATAGTAGCACCGCCAAGATCAATAGTAGTTCCACTCAAGAATAAATCTTTAAATCGTTGCGTTGTACTACCTAAATTATATGTAATATTTGCCGATGGTAATAAATTTCCTTGTATAGTAGTTTCTAGTAGATTAGTTGCACCAATAGTTGATAATGTGTCCGACGATATATCGACCCACCAGCTACCTACACCGTCATTTATATACTGATACATCACATCTTCATCGGTGTTGTACCAGGTATCACCTAAATAGGGACTGCCTGGGGGTGCTATACCTACTGTAGTTGGTGTTATACCTAAACTAGTTCTTACAGTAGTGACATTTGCCCAACTGCTTACAGTGACATTTGATAGCACCGCATCAGTGATGGTTTGTGTTTGTGTATTATATGGACTACTGGTATCGACCCACTGTTCGCTGTCGCCATCATCAATGTATTGAAACAATATATCGCCGGCTATATAATACCAAAAATCACTAGTGTTTGGACTTGACGGTGCAGTATTACTTGCTGTTAATGTTCCACCTCCGCCGCCACCCGTTGAAATTACGTTACCGTTGCCGGCCCAGTACAACCCATCTGTGGTGTAAATTTTTCCAGCATACACATTACCACCAATTGCAGCACCACCTCGAACAACTAGTGCTCCTGTGGTTGTTGAAGTTGAATCTGTGGTACCATCTAGGGTAACAATGCCATTAGCCTGTAGTACAATGGCATTGTTTTGTACATTAGCTGCAGATCCATCTTTAATATTAAAATGTATTTCAGATGCAGTAACATTTAGTTTTCCGTAGCCGGACTCATCATCTTCAAGTACTTCAATCCCGACTCCGTAACCGGCAGTGCCTCTTGTGGCAAACGCTATTTTTTCGCCGTCAGCATTTCCAATTTTGACGGAATATTGTGGAGTGCCATTACCAGTCCCGTCCATTGTGACAAAACCTGTTAAGTATGTGTCACCTGTGACATCTAGGCCAGTTAATGTGCCCAGATCAGTAACGTTGGGCTGACTTGACCCTGACAGTGTACCACCAATGGTGCCATTAAACCCCGGCAGATACTCTGCCACTTGTGTATTGCCGTAATTGCTTCCGCTAGAAAATGCTGTTCCGTTGGCCCAAAATAATCCGGTTGTGGTTATTAATCCGTATGCAGTTAAATTTCCGGTGTTGGGATTGTACGTTAGGCCTGTGTTGACATTTTGACTAACGTTGCCTGACGTTGCATTTACAAAACTTATGTAAGCAGTGCCGGGACTGATATTTGATTCAACTTGTGTTTTAAATGCATTAGTTGCCGCGGTCACTGTTGCACCGGTACTTGTCAAATAAGCGTATGCGTTGGCGTTTGCTGTTGACACTATATGATTGATCTGCACTTGCTGAGTAGCTGCATTGGCAAATAAAGTTTCATGATTGGACACTGTGACACTAATTGTGCCTAAATTGGCGTCTAGGGTTTGTATTTTAGTATTAGCCGCAATTATATTGGCTTGCAGTGCAGAAATATTTGTTGTTACAGTTCCTAGATTGCTATCTAGTGTTTGTACACGCACATTGGCGGCAGTGATATTTGTTGTTGCTGTACCCAAATTGGCATCTTGTGTAGTCGCACTAGAAAACAGTGTGTTAATATTTGTTGCTGCTGTGGTCAAATTAGAGGCTACATTTATAGAACCTACTACTAAATTTGTTCCTACGTACACATTACCGGCTATACCGGCGCCGCCACTGACACGCAAGGCACCAGTGGTAGTACTTGTACTTGCCGTACTGTTTGCTAGTATTAATGCACCAGACTTGATTGTACCAAATGTGTTGCCAGTAAAAACATTACCAACACCTTCTCTACCCGAATCATACCATTCTAAGTATCCTGTACTGTTTGACCAACCTAGGAAAGCATGTTCATCTTGTGTCTTATAGTAATGAAACTTTAAACCAATGTCTCTGCCATCGTCTCCGGTTAAAGGAGCCAGATTGGCTAACGTATGTAATTCAATTATTGAGTCTTGGACAGTTAGATTATTACTATCAAAAGTAGTTGACGATCCTTGTAAGTTTAAATTGCCAGTTACAGTCAGATTTCCTACTGTTGATTCGGCACCTAAAACTACTGTAGTAGTTGGCGTACTAAATCGCCATTCTCCGTTGGTTACAGTTAATCGTTGATCTCCCATATGAAGGGTAGTTCCGCTTAACCATAAATCTCTAAATCTGCGACCGTCGGTTCCTAGATCATATGCTACATTAGCACTGGGTATCAATGAGCCTGATATATAGACATTTGCCAGGCTGCTGCTGCCGCCAATATTTCCAAAGAAAGTTCCAACTCTTAGATTAGCATATGATGTTATTGTCAGATTGGCATCGGATATTCCGGTATTGGCTGTTAAGGCCGTTACAAATTCATCAGTGGATTCTTTCCAAAATAATGCTACGTTTGAACTGGAGCCTAAATCGCGATTAATCAAGAAACCAACGTCAACATTGGCCAATGTTGACTCACTATTCAAAACAGTAATTGGGTCTTGAATTCGAGCAACAGTTGTATTAGCTTGTGAGAATCTAGTTCTAGTTAAACCCATTTTAATTCCATGTAATTATGTATTTATGGAAAAAAGAAAAGGGCCCTAAGGCCCTTAAATTGTAAAAATAGTGTTTATAAACGTCCGACTACTACTTCAATCACGCCCTCAAGTCCGTCAAAATCTTCTAGTGCTTTACCAATTACTGCACCTAGCTGTGGGCTATTGTCTGGGCGGGCAAATCCTGCTCCGCCACTAACCAGCATATCACCTTTGCTAATTTTTCCACGCACTTGACAAGGAGTACGACCCTGTAGTGCAATTGCCACTACATTTTCGCCAGTTAATCCGCCATTCATCAAGTGTGCAGGATTTGTAGAAACTACACCAGCAACTCTGCGTGTGCCATCTTCTGCAATAGTAACTTCATTTGTGCCACCAAATTCTAATACTGTGCCTGGCTTGTATGCTGCATCAGCTTGATAATTTTCTGCCAAGTCAGCGTATTTGGCTTGTGTTGAAACACCAAAGTATGTGCCCCACCAACTGGCCACAGACCCAATGTTGTACGTGGCATTTGCAGTAAATGGAATAATATTCCCTGCAATATACATGTCAGCACTGCCTGGTCCAGATCTACTTATAACCAATCCGTTGCCTGGACTACCGCTACTGGTGTCTGCCAAGATCTGAATTGCGCCTGTAGCAACAATAGCATTTCCTGCAGAGCCCTTGATGTATAAGTTACCAGAACTAATGCTAGCACCACCAGTAATCTTTAACACCCCGGTGGTTGTACTGGTTGCTTGTGTGTTACCAACAGCTTCCACAGTGCTACTGTACATACTTGCAAAAGGATAAGAAACGTTACCAAAGTAAACGTTGCCTGCGGCCTGTGGTTGTATGTTCCCGTTGAATCTAACGGGATTTGGACCGTATGCTGTATCTATTCTTTGTAATGCCATTGCTTTTTCCTTTTATTATGCTTGGTTTTCTTGCCAACGTAATACTGCTCTAGCTTGTACTCTAACATTATTGTTGAGCGGAGTTACAACAATTGACAATGTATCCGGACCATCAGGGAATGTGTTAAATCCGCCTAACAAACTGTTATTCAACTCTTTGATCTTAGTCAAGTCGTATGTGATAGTTTGGAAGTTTAAACCTGCAGTGGTCACTGTGCCCGAGTAGTTGACTGCACTCTGTCTAGCTGCTGGGGCGCCTACAATGCCTTGCCACACAATCTCGCCACCGGTGGTCAATGTTGCTTGATCATCGTATTGACACAGACTGTTACCACCAACATTGACCCAGACTGGTGCATTGGAAGTCAGTGTTCCATTAAGAATAATTTGTACTTGGCAAGCGTCGGTGGCAGATACGTCACAACTCAACGGCCACATTTGCATGTGATTGGTCAGGTCCCTGACACCAAATCCACCTGGTATACCTGAATCTGCTGTGGGTGCCAGGCGCACGTTTAGAATAGTATACGGGCTAAACTGATTAATAGTATTCAATTGTCCAGTGGCACTGAATGTGTATCCGCGGTCTTCGTTAAACAAGCCATCCATAATCATGGACGTTCCCCAATGGAACAATGTGGGAGCTGCACTTGGTGCTGACTCTCCGTTTAATACTTCATACCTAATAGGTAAGTTACCCGAACGGAAATAAGCTTCAATTTTGTTGTTACCGTGTACAAATTTATGTAGATATAAAATCTCTCCGTCTTGATCCTTAACACCAAAACGAATTGTACCTGCACCGTACCATGCATAATCAATGTAGTACATCAAGATCTTGTTAATGTCTAAGTTAAATCCAGATTCACCAGTTCCGTCAGCTTTATCTAAATTAAATGCCAATTGAGGAATTTTACTATCTGTAGTTTTACTAATCTTAACACCAGCCAATGTTGCAATTGATGAGTCTGCTCTATAGGTAGGAGTTACATCAATACTGGTAGCACTATTAATAGTGATAATTTTATAACTATTACCTTTAACTACAATATATTCGCCAACAGTTAATTCTGTTGCGAATGCTGTCCCGGATCCTGCAAATGTTGCCGACCCGTTAGTCACAGTGATTGTTCCTGACAGTTGCCTAACACTTGATCTACGAACTGCCCATAATACAGTGCCATCCCATTCAAAGAAAGCACCGTTTTGGTCATCAAATACGCCGGCACGATTAATGATATCAGTGGCTGGCTGTGCTGGGTTGTTAAATGCTACTGCAAACGATACTTGCACACCTTTACCAGACTGGTAACGGAAATATTTACGACTTTGTCTAATGATACGACTATTAGGTTGTGTATCATTGGTAGTCATTATAATACCACCGTCAACTGGCTGTGAATATGCAATACCTTGTGGCCTTACATACACATTACCTGCTGTTAATGTTGCACCTGACGGAGATCCGGTTATTGTATATGTAAATGCTCTACCGTTTGCTGTGGCTGCAATAACTTGTGCTCCGTTTACTGCAGCAGTAGCAAAATTAACTACAGAAATAGTGTTATTAATTTTTAACCCGTGATTACTATTTGTAATAACTTCTACAGTAGTGTTACCAAAAGTCTTTAATGCTGTGATAGCAATATTTGCTCCGCTAAAGAACGCACCAGGATAAATTGCTACTCCGTTTTGAAGTATACTTCCCGAACTTACTGTACCAGTTCCGGTATATCTAAAAGTTGTTGCATTAATGTTGGATACTAAAAATTCACCATTTGCTTGTTCGTCAGTTGTTCCAACCACTGTAATTGGTTGTCCTTCCGACAATCCGTGTGCGGTTGCTGTAGTAAGTGATACAATAGCTGTTCCGTTGCCGGCGATAGTGCTAATATTTGCTGTTTGTGACAATGGTGTATCAGTATTGCGACCGTAACTGGAAAAATAATTATTAATAAACTTCATTGTTTGCCACTTAGTGGCTTGTGGACCGTATTCAAAATCTGTGTCAATTAGCGACTGCGGTTGGCTAACACGTAATTTACCAACAGGATCAACCAAGAAGTCTCTAAACGAAACCAATGGTGCTGGTTCCGAATCAGTGATAATTAATAGTTTGTCAGTTGATGTATATGCACTGGTATCAACAGGAATATTACCAATTCTAGTTTGATAACTTTGATCTGTATAAGTTAAACTTACATTAGTTCCGGTTGCTGTAGCTGGGGAATCAAGATAAACAATATCTGTTCCGTTAACATAATCAACAGTATTTCCTGTAGTTGGTGTACCAGTACCACTAATTCTCCATCCTTGTCTAATACCTGTAGTAGAAACATTTAACGAATTATATTGACCTGCAGTCATTTTAATTGCAGTATTACCACTAGCAGTATTACCTTGGACAGTTAATGCTCGCTGAATGTATGTAAATGTTACTGTATTAAATGTAGTATCATTAAAATTATATAAGGTAGTCTTACTGGGTACGTGAATAATTAGTAATACCTGTTCTGGTGTTACTTTTTCCGGTAAGGTAATTTGGGTATTACCGCTTGTACCTGTTGTAAAAATATAACCGCTTGTAAAAGTTTTCTTTGCCATTTTTTAAATATCCTTGTATTCTCTATTTATCGGTTATTAGAAGCCACCTAAAGCAACTGCATACACTAATGCTGTATTTTGGACTACTTGCAACGATGTTGAAGATCCTGCGCTCCATTTACTAGTTGCTGAGTCATATTGTAAAAATTGTCCGTTAGCAGGAGCATTAGTAAAATCAATATCGGCTAGTGTACCTAATGCGCTAACACCTGAACCAGCAAGAATTTTAACCTCAACATTGCTTCCAGTAGGAATAGCTTCTGTAAAAGTAAGTTGATTTCCGGCCAGGGAATATGTATTTTTTGGTTGGTATATACCGTTCCACCAAACTGAAATTTGATTGATATCAGCTGGTGTATTACTTAAACTAAATGGCCCTGAAGAATCGTTGCCTTGTATTACACTAGTAATTAATCCAGATGCTACAGTAGTACTGACCTGACTACCACCTTGGAAAATATTCCCGCCCACATATAAGTTACCAGAAGCAATAACAACATTGGCAGTAGAGGTTACTAATTTGTTTGTGGCAACTAGTAGAGTTGACGAGGCAGAGCCTGGATCTGTTGTACTGGTATTAACCCATTGGAATTTTGCATCATTGCTTACTTTAACTTCAGCAAA